TAGCATAATAATCATCAATCCAAATTGCTTGCTCCCACTCTCCTGTATCTGGATTTTTAGTAAGTCTAGAATATGTACTCATAGTTATTTATTATCTCTCCCAATCTCTTCTAACTTCTGGTTGAGTTGTTGGCGGAGTTTTCTATGGTAACTGGAGTGGCAGTTAACACAAAGCCATATTACTTCAAGGGGTTTATTATAATCCTCATGATGTCCATGAACACTGTTTTTTTCTCCACATGTCTCACACCTATCTGGCTTACTTATTGTGCAGTTTTGCAGTGCCTTGTTTAGAATCCTACGAGCCAATACTTTTTCTGGAAACTTTAATGACGACTTTTTACTAGCCAACCTTTGAACTTCTGGGTGTTCTTTGCTATATTTTTTTGTTTTCTCTAAGACTTTATCCTTGTTGCTATCGTAATAGTTTGCATCATATTTTTCTTTTCTATCTTTGTTTTCAGATGTCCATCTCCTATTTTGTTCATAATTTAATCCTTTCGCACTCACTTCTGGGTATTACTACTATTACTTTTTTATCCTTTTTACGTGTGTAAACACTTCCCCATTTCTTAGCTATTGACTTAGCTCTAGTCGGATTAATTAAATATTTACTTCTTCTTCTCTTAACTATAAATTCGACGTTTTTTTCTGATATCTCTGCTACTGTTAGCATATTCCATTCAACTGTGAATCCTTCTACACCGCTATCCCACCCATATTTAGAATGTGCTTCCTTATATGTGTTGGCTAGTTTTATTGGTAATGCTTTCATTTTATTTATCTAATAATTCCTAAATCAGTAAGTGTTAACAAAGTATTTGATATCCCATTCTCAAGACCAATTATAAATATAGTTGCTCCTAAATATGTAATTGCTAGATCAAGTATTTTTTCGTATATTGTCATGTTTGTTTATTAGTTTAGGAGAAGGCACGAACTTCTGATCTGAATATCCTGCCCATCTCCCAAGCCAATAAGGCTTGGTGTAAGTTTCAAGAATTAAAAAGGAATTTCATCACTTATATCATCATCTTGATTAGCTTCTACGACATCTACTCCTAATACTTCTTTGACCATTTCTACATCGTTTCCACTTATTTGTGATACTGACTCGTGAATAAACTTATCTTCTTGTCTGATTGGTTCACCAGTTTCTTTATCAACTTCTTTCTGTTCTATAAATCCTGCAAACATTTCTTCTATCATGTCTACATTAGATCTAACCATTTGTAGAGCATCCATATCTCCTAGTATCTGTATCATCCCATCTTCTTTTACTAAGCTGTAGTTAACAACGTGGTTCATTCCATATTCGGTATCAATTCTTTCAAGTGTGAGTTTAGCTTTTAATGCAAACATTGGGATTGCTGCTTTTCCTTTTGTTAAAGGTCTGATTTGTTTAGCAAAGTCCCACATTTTCTGTAGCCTTGTCCCTGAGACAAACATTACGAATGGTTTTCCAGTATTTATGATCATTCCCCCTAATAGCTGTGTAAACTTTGGTTTTGGATCCTTTGAGTTATCTAAAGCGTAAAATCCTCTTGAAATGCTCATAATGCTTACCGTAAGTTCTTTGTGTGTAGTTTTATCAGGTGAGTAATAAAACTCTCCTGTTGGTGCGTACTGACCATCTTCAAGTTCGTTTTTAGAGTTTGATTCAGTTATTTTAAGCTGTGGCAATGATGCTCCTCCTAAGTTTTCTGATCCTACACTAGCGTTTTCTTTTAAGAAGCTTTGCAGCTCTTCTGGAATAGATAATTCCATTTTGTTTCTTGTTAATGCGTTTGTCATTTATTTGCCCTTTCTTGGTGCAATTACTTCTTTAAATGTTATTCCTAAGTAGTTAAAACATGCTATTAATCTCTCATCTATTGTTTTCATTCCTGTTATAGCCATTATGTATCTTGCTTGTTCTTCGTTTTTTACATATAGTCTTTCGTTTCCCCAAGACATTGTTCTGTAATATTCAATTATCATTTTTGTCCTTTCTTTTAAATTAAGCTTGGTAATAAGTATGTGAATGCAGATGAAAATGCTATAGACACTACTATCATTAATATTAAATCTTTCATTAATACCATCCATTTCTATCATGGAATGCTAAAGCTGTTTTAGCGTCTCCATATCTTCTTGTTATATAATCTTTTCCCCATTCCATTTGACAGTCAACATCTTCTAAATCACATCCTAGTTTTTCACATGGTAAAGCTTGAAATAGTCCACATGCTCCTGATGAAGGATTAACTGCCTTAGGGTTTAAACTGGATTCTCTTGATAATAATTCTCCAGCTACAATAGCTTCATCTCCAAAATACTGTTTAATCTTAGCGTAAATACCTGGTTTTTGAGTTGTATGGGCTACTAATCTGTCAGATGGTTGAAAGCTAACTTCTTCTACTACAGCTGAAGGAGTTGCCTCTTTTAACTGAGGACTAGGTGTAGCCTCGTTAATAATTTCTATTAATCTGGACTCGATTACTACTGGGTTTTGTAAAATAACAGGAGATCTAAAATCTAGTGTGTAGTTATCTGCAAAGAGATATGTACCTACTGATGTGATTCCTATTAATGTAAGTGCTGCTAGTGCTTTAAGAACTGCTTTACTTTTTAATGGGTTTTTGAGATCTATCTTTATCTCAGTTGGTTCTTTTGTCATGTTTTCTTTCTTTTGTTTTACCTCTTTCTTAAAGGTATGTATACATAGTACCAGTAGAGCCTACGTATTGCAATGGGCAATTTCTTGAGGTAATAAAAAACCACCATACTAAAATGGTGGCAAATTAATTAAATATTAATTTCTTTTTTCGCTTCTTTTACACTCTTTAATATATTCTATTGGATCAAAATTCTCTGTCTCTTTTCTCAGCTCTATGAGTGAAATCATTTGTACTGGGGTTTTATGTTCTACTACTTCATCGTCTTTGCCCTCAATACACATCCAACATTTGCCGTCTTTCATGAATTCAAACTCATAAAATCTTCCTAAGCATGTTTTACAGGTGTGTTTTCTTTTTATAGGCATTATCAATTAAGTTTATCACATCAGCATCATCCCAACAAACAATTGCGATCCCTCCACACTCTTTAAATCGTCTTAAAAAAGCTTTCTGATGCTCTGATACATTATTCTTAGTAGAAGGACGTTTTACCTCTATTGCTACTCCCATACCCTTATAAACTCCCATGATGTCAGCAATGCCTTTAATACCTGCTCTGAAAAATCTCTTATTATTTTCTGTACCTAAATTAAATGAGCCGCTATTCTCTCTCCAAAAAAAACCTTCTTTTAAAAAGCTCAGTCGCTCTAAAATATTAGACTGAATCTCATGCTCTGTTCTACCAAGTGATTTAACACTCGTTTTTTTCTTTGTTTTCTTATCTATTTCTTTAAGCTGCTTCATAAAGTTCTCATCTGCTCGTTGTTCTGCTAATGCAGGATCAATATATTGTTTACGGTACTCTGCTGCTGAGATTCTATTCATATTAAAGCATCCTGTACATCCTTGGCCGTTATGTCTTGATTCACGTTTTTAGGTGCTAATTTAGACATCTCTTTTAATCTGTCTTGTATGTACTTAATATTGAAATTTTTCCCGTGTCTAAATTTACTGCTCTTGATGTATGAAGGCTCATGATCTTTACACATACCATATTCATTTACTTCTGTGTTAGTACATGTTGGATATTCACAGGTTGTCATGTTTCCCCTCTTTGTTATTAATAGTTTATTTGTTTTTAAGATTAATACCCGATGGCTTGAGTTTAGAAAAGCAGTTTCCCCCCTACCCCCCATTAATAAAGGTATGATACAATGCAAAATTACTTCAGCCGATTACTATTAATAATCGGGGGCAACTCCCTCCAATTTTGCGAAGGGACATGTCGCCTTCTCATGATCAATACCCTTAGGAATCGTTCTTCATGAGCTGGGGTGTATCTATTAACGTCTCAACACCCACTTAGTTTCCCCTTGACGATAGCTTATTAGCTAAGTAATATCACCGTTTTTTTGGTGAGACTACTTAACAAACAAACTTTATCTAATACTCAAAACAGCTCAGCATATTTTGTTATGCGGCCAGCATGCTAACTATTTAAGTAACTCTTGTTTAAGACAGGCGGCTATTCCTGAATGCCATAAATAATCAGCAGTTATAAAATATTAAAAAATTATATGAACAAAAATTCTCTTTAATTGTTAGCTGAGCTGATCAGAGTATTAGATATGTTAATGTACAAAAAATCCTGGTCTTAGTGTATAGCTCGGCTAAGAGTGATGGGACGCCTAGCCATACATTAAAATCAGGATAATTCACCATCACTCAATTTAATTTAAACACTATTTATAATACCTGTGCAAGTAGCAAAATTAAACCTCCCCCAATCACGTGGACTGAGGGCAGAATAAAGAAAGGAGGAACATGACTTCCTCTAGTTTATCTTATCACAAAAGGTTTCTAGTCCAACCTAGTAGTGCTTGTGCTAATATCTTATATTCATCTAATGTTAATTCGTTTTCATGAATTTCTTTATGCTCATCTTTAGTTACTGCTATTGCATTATCAGAAACCCTCACCAAATAAGGAGGTATTTTAAGCTTCTTAGCAATCTTAACAGGAATTTGATGGTGTACTTCAAGTGGTTCATCTTCACGATCGGGGTTATCTCTTCTCCACTTACGCTTAGCTTCTTCTTTTACGTATTTTGGGAATTCATAACTTCCACGTCTTGACATTATTCTATGAGGTTATTAAAGCCAGTTAATTCGGCTACTTGTTTAATATTTGTGGATAGTTCAAGTTCAACATTGTAAGCCCGTTTTAGTAGCGTAAGGAATCTTAGAAGTGAAGAATAATATTGAGTGTCTGATTGAACTTCGATGACATCGCCATCATTAAAATCTGTTAAGTCGTATGAGTTTAGACCTGTCCAGATTAGTTCTTTTTTCATTTATTTAATTTGTTAAAAAAGTCGCTAAGCAATCCATAGAGTGTGAATAAGGCTACTGGTAGAGCAATTTTAACATCTACTCCTTGGGAGAGTTGAGCAAAGAAGATAGCTAAAGCAGGGGCAGAGAATTTAATTATATTAATGAAAAACTTTTGTCTTTGTTCTTTGTTTATTTCACTAGTAAAAAAGGGAATTATTTTTTCTTGCATTTGAGTTTTATTTTGTTGTTTATAAGAGTTCCTGTTAGAGATCCCATTGGTTGTTCTTCTTTTGGTTTAAGAAGTTCTCCAACTATGGCTAAGATTGGTATTGTTAAAGATACTGCAATTAATTCTGGCAGGGTTACCTTTCGGCCACTTTATAACTGACCACCTCAACTATCTTTCCATCTTTATCGTAAATATTTCTTATCTTACCTGTCTCTGTATATTCTACCCCGTTATCAATTGGTTTATCAACAATAAGTCCCTCAAGACGACTAATTTCAGCTCTCAGTTTTCCATTATCTGATCTTAAATAATCTTCTTCTGTTTCTAAGTCTTTAACTCTTTGTGCGTTCTTTTGAAGTCTACTAATCTCTGAGAGTGCTTTATCTTGGTCTGATACTCCTAATGCTCGGTGAAGAGAGTCTCTTTCATCCCAGAATTTCTTTCTATCTACTTGGCAAGTTTGTAGTTCGGTCATAGTGTCCTTTCCTTCTAAAAGAAGTAATTGATTAATTGTACCACCGTATCCATTACTTCTGTTTCTAGGGAATCTATAATAACCCCAATGAACATGTGGAGCAGTAGACCAACCAGTATTCCCTGTTTTGCCTATTACTTGACCTTCTTTTACTTTATCCCCTACTTTAAAAAATAACTCACTATTGTGAGCTAATATTGATCCTTCGTTATCATTTTCTATTTTGTAGTAGTGTCCATAGCCATCACCGTCAAAATGAGCTTCTTTAATAATTCCATTATGAGGAGCTAATAAATCTCCTGTAGATGCTTTATTTCCATTATTATCAAATATTCTCAGGTCTATTCCATTGTGTCCAAGAAATCCGAACCTTGAATAAACATCTGGGTTTACTCCCCAATGCTGTGTGATAAATACTTTTCTAACTGGATATTTCACTTAGTTCTTTCTGAGCATCTTTCCTAGCCTTTTGAAAAGTTACATGCCCTAAAAATAATCCGATGACATAACAAAGTGTAGTAATAACAATAGAGATGCTTCCATTATAAGCATTATGACTTATTGGAGATCCATTAGTTATTTCAGATATTCTAAGAAAATTAGTAAATAGCAAAACAAGAACAAAAGGAATTAAAATAACTATTGATCTTTTAAATCCAAAGAAATACTCATTAAGCTTTACACCAGCAATTATTCCGATGACGATTATTAAACTCATATTGTATAAGAATCCTCCTGTTGATAATACTGTGCTTAGGCTTTGTGTTATTTCTTGCATGTGTCTCTAATGAGGTCTTCTAGTTTATCTATTTTTTCAAATAGAGTTTTACTATTCTCATTGTTTCTGCCAATATCGCTAACCAACTGATAAAGATTAGCCTGCATGGCCGTCAGTTTTTTAGAGTAGTCGTATAGTAAGTACATTGCTACTACGGGGGCTGTCCCTACCCTAATTATAGCATCTAGCCAAGCTTCCATTTCTAAATATCATCTGTTTTTATTTAATAAAATACATTGTGTATATTTTATACTAACATGTATTACTTAGGCTTTCTATAACCACCCTTTTTAAGAGCAGCATCTAAGGACTTTGATTTTATGTCATTAAATACTTTTGCTTTCTCTTCATCTGACATCTTTTTATATTTAGGATCATCAATGACTCTAGAAACAATCTTTTTATAATTACTTCTGAAGTTGTCTAACATAGCGTTATATTTTTCTTCACTAACTTGTGTTTTATATGCTTTAACTCGTGAGCTTGTTACTTCTGGTCTTGTTATTGATGGCAAATTGCCAACTTCATCTAATCTTCTTATCTCGTCTACTATTTTATTATCTCTAGCCGTTTTTACCCTAGCTCCGAATAAAATAACTGAATAAGCTGGTTCACCCTTAATAACTTCACCAAATACGTCTAGTTTTTCTGGGAGGGTTTGTCTTATTCCAGGAATAGATGCTTTCCACCTATCCGCTGGTTTATTCCAGTCAATAGCACGCTCTGATTCATCAAATGCTTTAGCAATATCACTCATAAGAGACGGCATTATTAGAGATCGTGAATAGTCTGAGGTTAGAGTTATAGATCTTTTTGTTAATTCATCTTGGTCTAGTTTACCCATAGGAGCTACATCATTAATGAACTGAGCTGTATCTGCTGCTTGTTCAATTCCAGGTAGGTCTGATAACTGGGCTACGTTACCCCTTGCGAAATTATAAGCAGATTCTATAAAGTTACCACCATATTTTTTAGCGTTCATCATTCCTACTAACGATCCTCTGAACCCACCAAAATAGTCTAATGAGACGTATCTATTTCCGATTTTAATTGAATTAGGAGTAGCACCTTTGATTTTTAATAGTTCCTTCTCCTTTTGTGATGTTGGATACATTCCAATAAAGTCTTCTGGATCAAATAAATTTACCAGTAAAATAGCTCCAATAATTCCAAATCCTGTCCTAAACATGTCTGCATAAGCATCTCTTAGCCCAGCTGGATTACCAATTTTAAATTCTCTTATAGCTGATGGCATTTTGGATATACCCCTAGCAAATGAAACACCTGCACTATCAAATGAAAACTGAATAGCGTTAGCTGGAGTCTTTGCAAAAGGAATTAACTGATCACCAATAGCCAAGTCTTCTTGGAAAGCGTTTATCATCTCTCTAGACTTTAAACTAGCTGTAGCTAGGCTCCCTTTGTTTGTATATGTAGCAAATTCTGCATCTGCTATCGCCTGTGTTCTAATTCTATTTCCTGGGTCTGATGTTGAACTAATAGAAATAGCGTCTTTGAATAACTGAGTAGCTCTTTGTTCTAATGCTTTACCTGACAATCCTTCTGCTTTGGCCTGTGCTGTAGCTTGTAAATTAGCTGAGTCTGCCATTGCCCACGCTGAAAACCAGACGTCTGGAGCTCCTAGCATTTTAGTAAATACTATATCTTCCATTACTCTACCCATTTTTCTCACTACACCATCACCTTGTGAATGTGTAATTTTTTCACCCAGAGTCTTTTTACCTTCTCCAATATCTTGCATTCTAGTGATATCAAAACCAGCTTTGTTATAGACATCTACTGCGTATTTTCTGTAATCCTTTAAAAGTTTTTGATCTACTACTCCTCTAATTACTCCAGATCTAACTCTTCTTTCTGCTTGTTGCTCAAACCCTATGATTGTATTACCAGTAATATTTACAAGGGGAGACTTTATAGAGGTAAGCATTAAACCTCTTCTTATTGTTGATGTAGTAATCTTTACTTGCGATGACGGGGTAAGTGATAATAAGTAGTTATCTAATTTCCTTTTAGCTTCCCAGTACTCCATTTTATAAGTACCAAGCTCATTTAATCCCTTTGCCTCTTCTGTTCTAACTACTTCTGCTAACTCATCAATTCTTTTGGCTTCTGCTGGAGTTACTTTAGCTCCTAGTGCTTCACTCACTAGATCTTCCATAAATGCACCATTCACTCCTGAGTCTAATAAATCCTGTTCTGATAGTTTATTGATCTTATCGACAATATCTTTTTTTTTCTTTTTTTGTTTTCCTACGAAAACTTCTTCAGCCCAATTAGCTAAAGCTTTTTTCTGTTCGCTAACCATAGCACGCTCAAAACCAGCGTTTATTTCTGTAGCTGTTGGTAGATCAGTATACTGCTTAAAAAACTCTCTTCTTTGCTCACTAGTCATGTCATATAACTCTGCAATTTGAATCTCACCGCGTTTAGCAGCTTCTTTTAATTGTTTAGCTAGTTGTTTTGGTATGCAAAAACTTACGGCCATATTCTCACTTTCTCAGTAAACGATCTCTCAATAGACCATTTGCTTTTATATAATCTAGACCATAAGGTTATTCTGTTCATTTCTAAATGTTTCGCCCATTGATTTATGTTTCTAGTTATCCCCTTATAAGTTATGTTCTTATTCCAACTCTTATTATTGTTTTGGACACTCATTGTTACCCATCGGCAATTTTCTTTACAATAATTACCATTGTTATCTATCCTATCAAGAGTTAATCCAGGCTTATAATCACTCTCCATGTCTTTACAAAACCCAGCAAATGAATTCCAATCTTTACATACAGAAATACCTCTACCTCCATAATATTTAAAATTAGGCCTATTCTTGTTATAGCAACGCTGCCTCATGTTTTTCCATACAGTATTTAGGTTTTTGTTTTTCATATTAACAGGTTAGTGCATCTATTATTGATTGAGCTGACGCTATTTTAGCTTTGACTTTATTATCTATTTTTCTCTTTGCTGCTACTGCGTTCTCGGTAATAATATCTAGTCCTAAGGTAATCTTACCACCTTTCTTGAATGCACCCTTAAATCTATCTATAAATCCTTTTTGTGTTGATAGTTTAAGTAATCTATCTCTAAATACTTGCTGTACGAACTTATCTGTTGAAAGTGAGTTAACTAATCTTTCAAGACCTAGACCCTGAGCTGATCTAGCCGTAATAATTGACCTCGCAGCAACTGTGTCGGTATATAGTTGCATTTCATTATTTGCTAAAGCTTGTTTAGAAACTGCTATGTTGAGTGCTTCAAATGTAACTCCTTTAGGTGCTGATTTTTGTCTCAAGGCTACTAAGACGGCTTGTTCTGGATTTTTCTCTAAGTAGTTTGTAGCTCTTTTAGCCTGATCTCTTAAAGTAATTGATTCAAAATTATCTTCTACATTTGTTTCTAGTTTTAACTCATCATATACTCGGTTAAATATTCCCCCCTTACCTTTTTTAGCTACTGGCTCTTTTTCTTCACCATCTTTATCAAATTTCTTTTGTGGATCTTGGTCTAATGTTTTTTTCTTTGCTTCAGCTGGAGCTAATATCTTATTATAAAGTGATTCAATTTCGTTCTCATTAGATAAGTATGAATTAATCCTTCCGAAAATCCTGTCAAAGATCTTTTTAATAAATCCTGTGAATCCCTCTCTGCTCTTAGCAAATTTAATAAAGTCTTCTGCAATGTTCTCTTCTACCTGTGCCAAGTCATCTGTGCCGTATTTCTCTATACCAGCCTCAAATAAGGCCACCTGCTCTTCTCTAGTAGTAAAGATATCAATATATTTATGTACGGCTTCATGATAAAAAGTTTCTTTTGGGTTAGCTTGGCCATCTACAATAGTGATCATGCCATCTTTGCTTGATCCTAAAGCCTGTCTGTTGGCCATGATCTGAAGTGTTATCTTCACATTATCATCACCAAATATTTTCTTATTAAGATCAATTAATTCCTGTTCTTGAGCATCAGTAATAGTCTGGCCTGTTATCTTTTCAACATCATCTTTGACCCTAAACATTTCTTTAAGATCCCTAGAGGTATTTCCATATTCATCATAAAATTCTTTTAATTGACCGTCTTTTAATTTGCCGTATGTATCAAATTCTTTTGATTTAACAATGTTTATTATATCTGGGTTTAAAACTACTAGTTCTTTTTCTCCTTTGCCAATCCATACTGCATCAACCCCGTTATTTCTTAGTTCATCAGCATGATCATTGAGATCAATAGCATCTTCAATCTGTTTAGACGCTACTATTTTTGCGTCATCAGATACCTGAACTTTAATTAATGCTCCTTTATCACTACTTCCAGTAAAAATACTAGCTATGGCAGGGCTTGAGGATAAACTAACGCTATCTTGCATCTTTCCATAACCACCGCCTCTTCTTACTTCATCTGATAGCTCAGCTCCTTTTTTGAAACCACTTTCTTCTATAGAAGATAAGTTTTCTAACGCAGTACCATGATAGAAAGTTTTAGTACCTTTATACTTTTGAGTTTTTAATGGCTCTCTAGTAAATTCTTCAGTAACAATATTGGCTCTTAATATCTCTTCTACTCTTTCTTTTGAGTAAGGACTAAACTCTCCATTTTTAAATTCTTCTACCTTAGACTCACTAAATACTCTAGATACATATGCTGCATCATCAGGGTCGTTAAGATTAAATGTATCTGAGTATGGGACTGTTCTGAACTTGGTTTGTTTTCTATTGGCAACGTATTCTTCTACTTTCTTCCTGCTCCCAGCAAATCTACCCCTCTCGTCTCTCACAGACCTATCTTTTGACTCATTAAATAAACTGGTAAGCTGTTCTATTGTTTTAATGTTCTCAGGGTCAAAAACAGCATAGTGAGTAGATGGCCTTTCATATAAACCAACAGCATCATTAAGATTATTTATTTTAAGACCAGCATAGCCTTTTTTCTGAGCTTCTTTTACCTTTGCGTCAAGCCAACTATCTATATTATCATCAGAAGATAATTCTTGAGGGGTTTTTCCTTTTGCATCCAACTCTAGAAATTTACCGTTTAATCTGACTTCTTTAACATTTGCTAGTTTCTGTCTTCTTTCAAAAGTAGCATCATACTCAGACATTTCTTCTGATTTTATAATTAACTCATCATATTTATCCCAAAGTTCTCTTTTCCCAGTTCTCTGAGCTTCTTTCTCAACTTCAGCAGCTTCATTTAATATGTTTTGTACAGGAGCCTCTTCAGCAGCGTAAACTGCATAGGCTCTTGCAGTAGCTTCATCATCAGTAAACCAGAACGCTCCTCTTGCGCTCTCTGCCCCTGTTACAGTTCCTTTGAAATCAGATTCAAAAATATCGAATGTAGCAGCAGTCCCATGTAGTGCTTTAACTCCATATGAATCAACAAAATCATTTAAACTATCAAATTTATTGGCGGCTTTCTTTAGATCTGTTCCTCTTTTAAATGGGATTACCCCATCCTCTAGTTCAGCTAGTTTTATATATGCTTTTTCATCAGTAATTACGTCTATATTCTCCTGGCCATTAAGTAAAGCCTCTGCAATCCTATGATTTCCATCTATTATGCTGATACTCCCATCAGAGTTTATTTTAACTAGTGCGGGAAGTTTACTAAAGGATCTCCTACCAGCTATTACATCCTCAAGAGCATCTTGAAAGTCCTTAGTATTAGTAACAAATCTGTTAGTTGTAACTGTTTGTGATAATGGTGTTTTCTCTAGTTGTCTGAACTTAACTGTACCCCTCTTTGAGATATAGTCCTCTATTTTTTGCTTTGTTTCTTGGCTTCTTTCAACGCTGCTAGGAGCAATTTCTTTAGACTTTTCTTCTTTTGTGGCATTTCTGACCCTTTCTATGATCTCGGTGCTATCAGTACCAGCACGTGAATCAATCTCTGATAATATATATTCGTAAAGTTCTTGTTTCCTTGGTTGTGAATTAGGTGGAAATTCGACATTATTTGGATCTTCCAATCCTTTTAGGACACTATCAAATAGTTTTCTGTTTCTTAGCTCACTAGGTACCCAATCTGGGAATGTTGAACTAAGTGATCCCGTAAACTCTCCTTGCTCACTAAATAGTCTTTGACCTGCTTCTGCAACATCTAACTCACTCATTACTTCAAACCAAGCTTGACCTACTGCCTCTTGGTCTTGTTTAGAATAGTATTCTCCTAGTGTTTCCTGTTTAGCTGTACCTTCTTTAACTGCTTTAGCACGTTCTACCTTTTGCTTAGCCGTTCCTGTTAGGGTTGTTTCTTCTTCGATTCTTACGGGGACATTCTCTATTCCTAAGTTTCTGTAGGCTGTTAAACGGTTAAAACCGTCTTTGTTTGTTATATATTCTCCATCACTCTTGAATACTGGAATGGGTGGTATTTTATCCCCTCTAGTGATTGATTCTTCTATAGATTTTATCTTAGCTGTTTGAGTATTCGCTCTCTCTTCTACAATAGGTTCTAGATTAGTTTTAATATCTGCTAATGGAACTTCTGTTTCTTGTCCTTCTGATAACTTAGCACCCCTATTATCAAAGTTTTCTTTAGTAAGGAATCCCTCATATAGGCCAGCATCATCGTTATATTTCCAATCAGTAATTCCCATCTTCTCCCAGAAACCCTTGGCATCTGGAGTAGATCTAACATAATACTCATCGCTCTTGTTTAATAAATCTTGGACTATCTTGGTACCAGCTCCTGCTTGAGTAGATTTTAAAGCTACTATTTCCTGATCAGCTCTTGAAGTAGATTCTTGAATAGATACTTCTCCTATTTTCTTACCGTCTTCTAAAACTTCATTACCTGTATTTACATCTCCCTCAATCTCTACTTCTATTTCTTTACCTAAACTTAGCTCTCCTGGGGGTTTTTTAGATATCTCCTGATCTTCTTGTACTTGTTCTTGTAAAGATGGTTTCGCTATTACTTCTGAGACATCTCCTTTAACTACACCAGATAATCCACCTAAAATTCCACCTGCTACAAATGATTCCAGTACTCCATCCCAAATGCTTCTATCTTCATCATATGACTGAGCTACTGAGTTACTTACAACCTGTTGGATTGATTCTTGCCCAGCTTCTTCAAGGAAGTTCTTAACAGAATCGAAACCTCTTTTTTTAACTTCTTTGATTATATTTCTAGTAATTGATGGAGATATCTCTTCTACTATCTCTTTAGTGGCCTTTGTCCCTATTTTTCCGCCAACCCATCCAAATAAGGGAATAGACTCAATTAATCCATTTATTGCTCCAACTGTATTCCCTGAGAAAGCAGCCTCTTCTTTTGATAATCCAAACTCTTCAGCTTCTTTATAAGCAGAGCCACCTTCTGTTAGGAATGAATAAGCAAATCCAACGGGTAGTGCTATAGCTGCACCTCCACCAGTAGCCATAGCAGCAGTAGTACCGACAACTACTGATCCTAATATTGAAGGCACACCCTCACTAACTAATCGAGCATAAAACACGGGATCCTCCCACTTACCTATATCCGTAGGTTTTTCCCACTCTGGATTTTTTGCTAGCTGTTGATCAAAGAAAATCTTTGATTTGTTTGCTTGTTCTGATAAATATATAAGTCCAGCTTGGCCAAACATTGATTCAACTTGAGCAGCAGAAGATGACAACATTTCTACAGAACCTTGTAAAAATCCATCTGTCATCTGACCGATAATACCTGGTTCTTTATAACCCTCAGGAAGACCTTTTCTTCTTAGGTTAACGTCTACAAATTCGTCGGGATCTCCACCTGGATTTTCTAAGTATTCTTCGTAAAGTTTTTTCTTTCTTTCTAATACCTCTCTTTGTGGCTCTAAGTTATCCTGAAATTCTGAGGCTATTTCAACTGCTCTAAGCTGACTGTTTAATGTGTCAATAGATTTTCTAGCGTTCTCAATACGTTCTTCTTTTCCTTCTCTTCTTTTATCAAAGAACTCTCCAAGGTCTTTAATTATCTTCTGAGATGGTGTAGCAGACTGTATACTAGTCTTAACCTCTCCTGAGTCCTCCAAAAAGGGGTTTTTCTGTTTAGATTGTTGCTTACCCTCAATCTCTGATAATGCCTTGTTTAAATCAGAACTCAATCCCTGAGGAACCTCTTTCTTCTTTAAAAAGTTTTTAACTGTTTCTATTCCTTTTTGAAATATATTTTTTTCTGGCTCTGGCGTAGGCTCTGGAACGAACTCTCTCTCTTCCTTCTCCCTTTGTCTAACTACACCTAGTTCTTGTTGTACATTTTCCTTATCTTTTGGAACTTCGAAAATGTTTGAGACGTATTTAAATTGTTGCTTGTTCTGTTCAGCAGCTATTTGAGATGGTTTTTTTTTCTTTTTATCATCATCTTCAAAGATGTTTGATAAATATTTAAAATTAGACATGTTTATTTCTTAAAAAAGCGACTCTTCTTTTCTCTCTTGTAGATTGTATGCACTATCAGTCCTATTGGGATCAACAAAAGAAGCAAATCTCGAATCAAACTCACTACCATTAAATCCCTCACTTAACCATGCTTGCTTCATTCTATTCCAGTCATCTGGATGTATGTGTCCATAATTATTGATTTTATTACTACTTCTAGCTTGAGATATTATTTCGCTCTGAGCTGCTTGCAATAAACTAGTCCCACTTAATTCTTTTCCAGCCTTAGGAGCTATAGTCATGCCAGTTTTCTTAACTATGAAGTTACCGTTTTCATCAATCATTAAAGCCTCACCTGTATCAGGGTTTACGTTTAGTAATTTATCACTAGGAGACATCTTCAGGTTAGACATAAACCCAACAGGTAGGCCTGCTCTTGCCTCTAACTTAGAAATATTTAGTTTCTGATCTGATGATAAATCTGAGTAATTAATGTTCCCACTAGTTACTGCGTTCATCATAACTGAAAGAGTAGCATTAGCATTATCTTTTGCACGCTGTACTTCATCCTTTTGATCATTTTGGATGCCTGTAATAGCATTGATAGTAGCTAGGTTCTGAGTAAATTGTGAATTAAATGATGCTGTGGCATTATCATAGTCTTGCTGTGTAAAGCTCATGATCATCTGGATACCATTGAGTGCTGAATTATATTGATCTGTTTTATTAGCAAGTTGTCTCTGCACTACGTCTATTCTCTCTGATTGCTGTCTCTCTACCTCTGTAACTCTTCCACCAATAACACCCATAGCTACTGGTTTATCTATCTCTCCTTGTTTTCTCTGTCTTGTTTCTGCAACTAGTTCTCTTTCTGCTGCTTTTAATGTATTAATTTCTTCTTGTAAGGTGTCTAAACCTGCTTCTGTCTTCTGAGTCTTGAAAGTCTCAAGTAATGATGGTACTTCTGGCCTATCTGGTAGATCAAGCTCTGCTTCAATACTAGCTCTAATGTCTTCTCTTGATTGAACTACTGGATCTGCTTGGCCTGCATTAGCAAATTCTGTCGCTTGTCTAGAACTACCGAAGGATGGTAATGATCCCGATTTATTAAATTCTGCTAGAGCTGAATCATATTGACCAGATTTTCTTAATTGATCTAATGTAGATTGTTGTCCTGATTCTGCTAGGGTTTGGTCAAATGTTTTTGCCATAGTTGTTATCCTGTTTTAAATATATCACTTTTTACTTATAATATCATTCTTTATGTCTCCAGTTCGTCTATGAAAATTCTATAGTAAACGGTTGCAGATAAACTTGTTGTTATTTTTACATTTGTTAAATCAACCTCAACAGTTCCTTGTAGATTATCTCCTGATGGGTCTAGTTGTGTTCCTACTGGGAAATACCTTGGTAACTTAAATCTTGTATTATTAGAAGTGCTTTTGGCATAGGCTTGGACAAATGGTATTACTGACAATCCATGAGCTATGTTATATGTAACCCCACCTGTAGTATTAATTGATCCTTCGCTAATTATTTTATGAACCTTTTTTCTAGTTGTTCTGTATAATTGATCTTCTGTAGCATCAAAAACACTATATCCTGGATATGATATTTTTATTCCAAAGTCATCAGCTGCTGGAAATGTAGGAGCAGAAACACTTTTACTAGTAGGATTAAAATTAGGATTAGCCGATTCTCTTATCATCAAGTTTGTTATCGTACTCGGTGGAACATCTTGTGTGCCTCCTGAAAACCATGAGCCTGATGTGGTTGATCCATCATTAGTAAATATAAATCCGATTGCATTACCGCTTGACCACCCACCCCTACTTCTAATTTCATTAACTATTGACGTAACATTTTTATAAGGTAAAAATGTACCTTCTACTGGCATAGATCCTTCATCCCATCTAAATGTTGCAGTAGTTTTTGCTCTACCCAATGGACTTCCTGTAAATAATGATGTGTTATCCTCATCAATACCCCAGACATTAAAATAAATACTTCCAGTAGAACCAGAACGATCATCGCAATGTAGATATAATCTAGCCTCTGCACAATTACCCGTTCCTGTAACACCAGGAAACCTAACTGCTCCATCTTGGTTGCCAAGAGTAGGATGATTTCCCATTACATAATAACCATCGCCAAAAGTAGCACTCCAATAGTTATCAGGTTCGTTTCCAGCTAAAAACATGTTTTCATTAGCCATTGTTAAGCCCTTCTAAGTTTTCTGCAAAAGGTAAAACTCTCACAGTTATTGTTTGTGCAAGATGTTTATTTGTACTAAATAAACCTGGTGAATATCCTGATCCATTATTATCACTATCGAAATTGTCAGCATCAAACTTTGATTTTCTTTTAAACTGGACTCTTATTTTTGTTGAATCACAAATAGCGGACACATCATAGTCAGTATAATATTCCTGAGTTATTAAGTCGCTTCCTAAAACACTATCATATTCATTATAAGGAGCTTCTTTTAGAACAGTTGATGTTTTAAACCAACTAAAAAACAAAGGGGAATATCCTAATCCATGATTGAAATCAACATATTGGCTTTCACTTAGATCTTGACTAGCTATACTTGACCACATAGCTGGTAGGGTTAGTGTTTCTTCTTGTAAACTCTCTGTAAAATATTGTAGTGATTTATACTTACTAGATTCAGCCATCTCGTATTCTTCTCCAGTTAAAACATTTTTTCCAGATTGTGATATTTTAAATCCATAACCGTCTGTTAGAGATATATTTGACTGTCCTGTAAATGCCTGAGCTTTATCAACCAATAAATAATATTTAAATGTTCTTGATGTTGCAGCTAGTTTAGAATAGCCGCCTATTGTTTGTATTCTTAATTTAGATGTATCTGTATAAGCAAAAACTCCTGCTGAAGCATCTCCTAAAAATAAATCGCTCGCAGCTCCTATTTGATACCAAGATGAACCATTTTTAACAAATACTAAGAATGAAGGGGCATAGTTTAAATCATGTGTTACATCAACTTGACCATCTCCATTTCCATCAGGAGTTATAGTAACAGTATCCCATTTATAAACCTTTAAAGATCCGTATTTACTAGTTAAATCAAGCTCTACATCTGTGTTAGTGTTTATATTTGATCCAGATTTAATACCATAATCTTCTGTCATGCTAAAATCCTTCAAATTGAAAACCGATTAAAATCCTTGGTACTCCACTAGCATCATAGATAACAATTCTATTATTAGGTGTATCTATTTGTATCTGTCCTCCTGTTGATTGGGCAAATAACTGACCCAACATATTAATCTTAAATGGAGCATCTGCAAATCTATTAGCACCTGCCCATAAACCAGATCTATCAGCCTTAACCGCCTCACCACCTACTCCAACACTTAATTTTCTAAGGTCTTTTAAATAACTAGATCCATTTATCTTTCCCTGATCAGTAAATAGTGGTTTAGACTTTACATCTGTAAATGGTGATGGTTGTGCCATAATTACCTATCAATATTAACTAGTAATGATTCTAAAGTTGGTGCATCGTTTAAATTTGTAGTAAACAATATTTTAACTCTTAGGGTATTTAATTCTAATCGCTCCTGCTTACTAATTATCTTCCTATCAGTATCTAGAACAGTTGTATCTGCTGTGCCTGAAAAACCTGAGTAATTAGCATCTGTAAACATATCAATATCACATGATGCTGGCATTGACTCATAAGCCAGTATAATCTCATTTACTGTAGTAATAATATCTCTTGACCATCTCATGACACGAGAAGTCATATAAGCCCCGTCCAATTTTGTTGAGTAGTCTAACTTGTCTATTCCCTTTGTACTGCCATTTTTCCATGCTACATATAGATCTGATCCTTTTACTAAAATTGCCCCGATTTCAATGCCACTCAGCACGAATTCTCCCTCACTTCGCTCACTAATTGGATATGAAAGATCTATTACATTTGGATAGTTTCTAGAATTTCTTCCTAAAGTGTATACTCCTTGCTCTGTAGGATTGCCTGATCCATTAGAAAACCCGAATAATACTTGACCAGCTAGATTAGCGTTTGAATTAGGGTGAATCGTTCCGTATTTAGTTGGTGTGTAGTCTCCTGGAATTTTATAGAATAATTCCAGTTGTTCACCGTTATAAATATAAATATTACCCTGTAAACCAGCGTTAACAAAAATATTATTATCTGACTCTAAGAAAGAATTAATACCAACTTCATCAATAGGATCTGATGAGAAAAAACTAACTGAGTAGGTATCCCATCTATAGATCTTTGTTTTAGATACTGTATTATTAACAATCGTACCAATTAACAGATCATTACCAACTACTCCAAGTGATTTAATTATCAAAGGTGGTACTAAATCTAAAGCCTGAGCTGTAAATAATTGTCCTTCTACTTGATGTACGTAGTGTCTGTCTCCTATAAATAGAATCCCGTTTAATACTTTTGTTGGATGATACTCCGAACCTGAGGTTGTATATATTTTAATATTTCCATCCTCTAAATCAGTAGTTGTTCCCGATGTTACTGTTCCATCAGCTACTGTAGATGTTATGTGAATATGATATTCATCACCTTTTACAGGATATAGCACCGAAGAAAACTCAAAGAAGTTCCATCCAGTAGCCAAACTCCCGTTGGAAATTGTCTTACTTCCCAATGAATTATTACTTGAATCATGTATTGTCAGAGTCCAGTCCCCTGTGCCAACACCAGCTATGTTAACTGCTACTGATTCAATCGGAGATATATATGAAGTAAATGTTTGTCTATGTGTTGCTGTCTCAGCTATAGATGTTCCTAGTGTGTATGTCTGGCCAGTACCACCTAATTCTGTTTGTTCTAGGTTTAACTCTGCCCAGTCTTCCTGTGCATTAGTAGGCCAATCTGATAAACCACTAATAGCTATCCTATGTACTCTGTTCTCTGTAAACCAATAAAGATAACCATTATATTCTTCTGCTCCCAAACATTTAGCTTCCCCCGTTTCTGGGGTTGTTGTATGGGCTAAAGTATATGTACTACTAGACTCTCTCCATATCTTTCCACTCTCTGACGAAAACCAATAACTATCACCATCAGAAGTATTGACTGCAACTAAACAAAACTCATCAGCAGGAGTTCCCGTAGTTTCCTTTGTTAGCTTCTGTCTTACTTTAACTAATCCTGGAGTTGAATGTAAATCTAAACCCACTAGATCAGACATAGAGTTTTTAAGCCCTGACCAATCAGAATCAGCTAATCCTCCGAGGTTAAAATTCTCTAATACAACTGTAGATATTTTTGAGTTTCCCATTATGGTCTTCCCTTTCGTGTCCAAATTACTGAGGCTGCTTTACCAACCTTATTCCATGTTACAGTAGCAGCTCTTTCTAGCCTAGTCCATGTTACATCTGCTGCTTTATTTACTCTAACCCATCCACTTACTAAGACACCATTTACCGATCTTGTAATGCTATCTGTTAAAGATATTGTCTCTGACAAGAGTTTTCCGTGTAAATTAGCTATTGTATCTAGTATAGATACTGATTCTGTTAATGATTTAAATGCTGTTCTAATATTATTTATAGTGTCTGTTAATGATAGAGTTTCTGATATCTGGTAGAACAATCCTTTATTAAAATTATCCACTAATGTAATTGTTTCTTGTAACTGTTTTAAAGATGACTTAATTACTGAATCTACTAACGTAATTGTTTCACTTAAAACTCTTTGCATTGAAGTAATAAATGTGTCTGTGATAGTTACTGTTTCTGTAATAACTTTGAACAAGCCTCTTTCAAATGTATCTAGTATTGTGAGTGATTCAGATAGCCTTTTTTGACCTTCTTTTATTAAATTGTCTGTAACTGATAGTGCCTCTGATAAAGATCTCTGAAATGATGTATTAAACGTGTCAACTAACCTAATGGTTTCTGCAAGTACCTTCTGACCTGTTAGTTCTCCAGTAAAAGTATCTACTAAATTTATAGTGTTAGTAATAACTTTCTTAGGGAATCTTATTATCGAATCTATTAACGATACTGTCTCTGATAATATTCTTCCAGGAATCTTAATCAACGTATCTGTTACTGATACTGATTCTGATAAATTTCTTGAAGGTAATCTTAATAGTGAGTCCGCTACTAGTAGATTATCTGTGAATATCCTTGATGGTAGCTTGACCATATTATCTATAATGCTGAGTGTCTCTGTGTATATTCTATTAAAGGTTGCTGAATTTATTATTGAATCTACTATTGATAGTGATTCTAACAAAGTTCTATCTGGATATCTTAATAAACTATCGGCTAAAGAAATACTCTCTGTATATGTTTCTGTATAATTAATCGAAGTAACCCAAAAACTCCCAGGATCATTTTGATTGTTGTATTCGGTAACTTGAAAATCAGCACTTCTCTGTAAGGAACAAATTCTTATTTCATCTAACATACCTACAAACCAATTTACTAGATCAGATGCAGTATATTTCCAAACACCAATAAACCAGTCCCAAGAAACAGTTCCTATTGCCGTTGTTGTTGCGTTGCTATTATCAAGAACACCATTTTTATAAATCTTCATCCCACCTGTTCCAAATACAGCTGAAGCAAAAGACCAGGTACTTGTAGATAAGGCATCATCTCCAGTTAGTTTTATATCCGATGTACCATTGTTAATATCAAAAACTAAATAACCACTAGTGTTTAACCAAAATCTGAAGTCTCCACTATTATTTCCTGTTAAATTACTGGTTAAAATCATTTGACTGGAAGCAATTGAGGTTGGATTAGCCCACGCTTGAAGTGTTCCATTAGACAGGGTTAACTCAGCTCCGTCAGGAATTTGTAGAGCATCAGATGATCCGTCTAAGCTAAAACCATTTCCGATTTTTCCAGTCGTATATGTTGGAGTCCCGATGTTACTTGCACTATTAGAATAGGAGGTAGAATCAAGATTGTTGTTTAAGTGAAAAACACCAGCATAATCACTCCACACCGCCTGACTTCCATAAGTATCACTAGCACTATAAGGTAAAGCATTAGCATTTCCATACCAGATGTAGATTGAGGTATTATCATCATAATCAAGGGTTGGGATCTTAGTCCAGATTTCACAGGTTTCAGCTACTGTATCTAGTGAGACTATTTCAAAGGGGATTTCAGTAGTTCCTGCTGAGTCGGTGGTTATACGGAGGTCTTCTCCACCTTGATTTTTATATTTTAACTCTATTGCTATTGCTGTTGCTCTACTTACTCCAGAAGCCCAAGACCAATCAACAGAAGTATCATTACTATTTTTCCATTGAGTTTGAGTAACGGCAATACTGTCTAATGCAGAAGTTTCCCCAAGTTCTGTAAATCCAGAGCCAGGAGTAATAACACCTCCTGTTTGTTGTTGAACTGCTCCAAAAGTAGCATTGTTTGTGCTTGAAAAAGCACCAAGCGTTACTGTTAAACCTGTATAACTACCAGCATCACTTTGAACAGCTGTTGCTGATTGAACAATAGCGTTAGCTCCGTTAGTTCCTCCTGTATCTACATTATTTATTTCTGTAATAGACCAACCACATCTTAACTGTGATTCACCTGCGAAGTCTAATGTTAAAGCACCACTATTTCCAACTGATACACCTCTAAATAAAGTAATTCTTCTATATGAGTTTTCTGTTTCTAAAGCTGTGGCTACTTGTGTCCAAGTCATACCTGCACCAGAAACAGTAGGAATATTTACTGGTGCTGATGCTGTTGAAACACTTGATACTGAAACTAAAACTAGTCTTCCCAATGTGGGAGAAATAGAGCCAGTATCAAAAGAAGTGGCATCTGTTCCAGTTCCACTTGTTTCTAGGTTAGTAGCAGTTACATTACTTCCACCTTGCTGTAACCCCGCATAAACAGCACTACTTAAATTAGCACTAGAGATTAAAGCTGGAAAATCAGTTAGATTAGATGATCCTGAGACTTTAGTAGGGTCTGTTTTTATCTGGTAGGAAGTCCAGCCAACGGGAAAAGCCATTATTTCCTCCCCTCATTAAGTAAGCTAGTGGAATTAAGTTCTATAGGCATTATTTATATATATTTTAAACGTCCCCCATCCCAAGGTGGGTATGAGGGACATCCTTTGTTTCTATATCTATTTATTAATCTACGTCAAACTTCCAAGTGATCTGAAGTGAATCCCCATTTACCACATTGATAGCTGAGAATACTTGTCTAGCTAATAGAGTTCCAGATGAAGCAGCGTTTAATACTCCTGATTCAGTAACTGCAGCAGTACCTGTAACAGTAAATGATTTAACTAACTGTGCTGTATCATTTGTAACATCAGTAGTAACTCTTGAAGCAGTAGCAGCCGCTCTTGAAAGACCTGAGGTAGCTAACTCTGTTTCTAGTGTTGTATTAGTTACATTAGCAGCAGTAGTACCAGTACCAACGGCAATGTAAGTAAATACTGCTTCTGAACCGTCTCCGTTAATACGCGATGCTACTCCAGCTGCACCCGCATTAGTAATGAGATTGCTAATATTCATTACATTAACATTAGATCCGAGTAAGAAGTTCTTTGTGAAAGGAGTAATAATACCTTTTTTAAGTAAGAAGTTTCCTAGTTTATTTAGTTTAAAGATAGGTTTAAAGTTTCCATCTTTATCTTTGAGTGCATACTGTACGTTTAGATTTAATTTAAAACGTGCTTGTTTTTCAATAGGTGATTTCATAATATTGATTCTCCTTTTAAATTGTTAATAGTTTTGTTTATCTTACTTTTCTTTTCTTGTTTCTTGGCATCTAAGACGGCCATTTCAGCCTCTTTGTTGTAAAGGTCTATGATCTTCTTAACAATAGCTTTAATATCCTTTTCTGATGTCTCTGGTGAAACTGCTTGTTTTCTAACATCTAACTGTTTCTTGCCTTCAAAGATTCCAATTTCAACGTCTAAAAATGCCTCTCCACTTGTGTAAGAATCTTCTTTTATGTCTAGTATTTTTGCTGTGTGCATAATTTCCTTTTAATAAATAAAAAAGGCACTACCTTTTAATTGGTAAGTGCCTCGGTTTTTCCGTTAGCTCAATATTAATTAAGTTTATTATTTTGTTGCTATAAAGTCAAATTATAACTGTAGATCGGTATCGTCAGGAAGTTCCATTAGATTATCTCTATCAGTTGTTGAATTTGTTATAGCTTCTATTTGATCTGCAAAGTCTGTAGGGAACTGTTGCTCAAAGTCAGATAAAGTAATTGGTTTCTCTTTACTTGACTTATACATTATTGATATTTTTCTTGCCCATAGTTCATGAAACTGGACAGGTAATCTAAATTTAGTGCTTGAAGAAGGAACTGACAGATCTGCTACTGAAGATAAAGCATCTGAATCAATATCTTCTGCATAGATCTCTGCAAATAATTTAAGGCCATCTGTAACTGCTGAAATAGTACCCGAATAAATCTTTAAAGATCCTCCTGATAAATCATATTTAGCGTTAGGATATTGATTAGAGAATATATTAGTAATATCTGATTCTGTTAATGGACTAGTAAACTCTGTAGGATCGACTTCACCTAATTTAATCCAATTAGTGCCATCAAACAAAGCCTGGACTCTTTTAATATTGATTATATCCGTATCTAATGGATATTCTCTTGTAGTCAGATCTCCAGAAGTTGACGCCTTTAGATTAGTAGTCATCTCAATAGTAAAAAGCTCTTCGTCTGCTTTCTTAATCTCTGTGGCGAACATATCTTTTACAATGTTTGCAAATAAAACAACGTCTGCATCAGGAAATGAAGTTGTGTTTGTTTTAGTTAGTTTACGGATGTATGAGGTAAAGTTTGTGCCTTTCATGGTAATTCATTATATACATAAAAACCGCCCCAATATAGGAGCGGTTTAATATAATCAATACTTAAATATTATCTGATTAATTTCTCAGGATCGAATTTACCTCCGTCAGCATTTACTTCTCTGGTATCAATTCTTGAATCATATCCCATGTTTTCAATCTGTTGACCTAAGCTCTCTGAAACGATGTCAAATACACCTTTTGGAACTTGAACATAACTTCCTTTTGGAACTCCAACAAATCCATCAGTATGAATATAAGAATATCCATTAGCCTGAACTGGCATTCTAGATCCCTTCTTCTCATTTCCCTCATAAGGAACGAACATAGCTACTTTTTCTTGCTTATCCCATTTTTCCTTCATGATTCTTCTTTTAGACTTTCTTTGTGCGTCAACTTTAGCTAAGTTCGCTATTTTTTGTTCTGCTGTCTCTCTTCTAAATTTTTCTACATTATCATCAGTCTTTGATTGACTATCTGAAAGAGCTTGAACTTGTGTAGTAAGTCCCTGAACTTGTGAAGTCAATGTGGCAATTACTGAAAGAGCTTGTTGAAGATCAGATTTTCCTTGGTTAGATTCATTAGAAGGGGTCATTTTGGGGGTTTCTTCTACATTAGTGGAGCTATCTTTATCTCTTGGATCAAATTTCTTTGAACCAGTCTTTTTGTTTGCTTTTGGCATAGGTTTTTCCTTTCACCTTTTTATTATATATATCAGTATACCAAAAAGACCCGCTTTTACACGGGTCTATTGGTTTTTTAGGACAAGTCTTTAACTAGTAACTAAAGTAGGGTTAGCGTTAGCTGCATAGTCGGTGTCTGTAACACCTGCGTCTGCGTCTAATTGTGCTGTGATTACTTCAATAGCTGCTTCAAGAGCTAATAAATCTGTTTTAATACCTTCTAGATATCTTTCCAAATCATAGTTACCGTCTCCGATTCCTGGTTGAAATTTTGACATTTCTCAATTCCTTTCAATTAATTAGGTAGTAACTGTTAAAGCTGCTGGGTCATTAGTTGCTGCATAATCAGTGTCTGTAACACCTGCGTCTGCATCTAATTGTGCTGTGATACCTACAATAGCAGTTCTTAAAGCGGTCATATCAACTAAAATAGCCTCTAATAACGCTTGAAGTTCTGCGTGGCTCATTGAGCCTGATGGGGTAATTTCTGGCATATTATATTCCTTTACTGTGGGGAGATAGGTTAACTACCCCCCCGCTATATTTTTAATTAAGAAGCTCCATGTTCAATACGAACCATGAATGATTCATTTAATCTTTTTGCTACAAAAGTTGCTTTCCAACCTGAAGTAGCTCTTTGATTTAATGGATCTTCACCAGCTCCAAGAGGTTTAATGATATTCTCAAGAGCTTTACCACTGATTCTTGAAATACCATAAGCATCTCTAGCTAAGATCATAGTAGCGTAAACATCTACTGAGCCAGCTCCTTCGCCTGTGAAGACTTTAGCATTTGGTGTAGAAACAAATCTCACATCGTCTACTGAACCTTTTTCACCATCCATAACCATTGATTGACTTGGGTATTTAACAACTGGAACGAATCCTGTTTCACCTTTAAGGTCAAATAATGTTCTTGGGTGGGTAATACCAACATAAGCTTTTCCGATAGGTACAGTATTGAAAGCATCTTCTGCATCAATTTGTTCCATGATCATTTTAGCTTTGTTCTCTTCTAGAGTTCTGACGGCTTCTCTGACTTCTGCAACATCAAGTGTCATAGCAGCAGTAACTTCATTACGAGCAGTAGCTGTAGATGCGTATTGAACTGTTGAACCAGCTACTAAAACGTCTCTACAAAGTTGATCTAAAGTATCACCAGCTTGATCACCAAGGATTTCACTTGTTTCGGTCAAGATAGGATCTAGAGTAGTAAAACTAACATAATCACTTAATGTTACATAATCACCATATTGAAGTGGTGTAGCTGTAATGTCAGTAACCGATAATGCACTTCCACTAGGAGTAACTGCTTCAGTTAGAGCTGTAGTAGCTGCTGAAAGATTACCATATCTTCTAAATTTAATTGTTTCTCCCATGTTTGCAGGGATATCTCTCTGTTGACCCCATCTGGTGTGGACGAAGTTAGAGACTGCACGAACTAATAGATTTCTATCATAGAAACCTTGTCCAGCAGGAATTTGTGTGGATGTTGTATTTGACATCTTTTTTTCTCCTTTAATTTATACTTGCTAGAAATAAAAAAGCACCTGCTCATTGAACAAGTGCTTCGGTTTTTCCGTTAGCTGTTTATATCTACTAAGTATTACAGAACTTTTTTAAATCGTCAACTAGCCGTTATATCTGCCGTTTTTAACATCTCTGGCCATTCGTCTAATATCTGTACTCTTCATAGAGGTAAAATCAGTCTTTCCTGGTGATTTAGGAGGAGTACTTGATCCCCCATCTTTTAATCTATTTGCTTCTGCATCAGCTGCTTTAGCCTTTAAAGCCCCGATTCTCTGTTGATATGGAGCTAGTGCTTCAGCAATAACTGCGGATACTGGTAAGCCGTTTTTGATAAACTTAATACGCTCTGAGTGCTTAACAAACTTCTCTACGTTAGATCTAAATTCTTTAACCTCAGGATTTTTATCAAAGTAATCATTAAGATTTTTATCTACAGCATTATTAAGCTTAAAATCATTAATAGCCTCAATAGCTTTCTGTGATTTCTTAGAACCATCCTCATCGTCTTCATCATCTTCTGCATCAGCAAGAATCTTATCGTAATCAAATATTTCAGGATCTTTATCTTCTATCGCATCTTCGTTATTATCCTCTTGGGAATTATCTTGAGTATTATCTTCTTGGCCATTTTCACCGTCTTCTAGATTTTCTTGGTTGTTGTCTTCTTGGTTATTCTGTTCTTCAGTCATAACGCCTTTCGTAATTATTACTATTTATCTATATTATCATCAAAATCATCGGGTACATAGTGCGGATCAAGTATTAAGTCCTCACTTTCAAACTTAATTAATCCTATTAATATATCTGGTAAGTTCATTAGTCTTTCAGCACTATCTCTTTTAAATCTAATTAAACTGAGATCACTCATTGATTTAATAGCATTTACATCAGTATCACCGTTTAATTGAGCCTGATGATATCTCATTACATCTTCGTAATACTTAACTATTCTTCTCCAGCCATTGTGCTTAACCAACGATCTAAAATCAGCGATGGCTTGAGCCTGATCACTCTCATCATTAATATCATCCAGAATACTAGGTTCTGGAACTTTTTTATCTTCTATCATTTTTAGACCTCCAAGTTAATATTTGGAACAGCATTTTGAGCTGATAATGATCTTTGACCAGCTTGAGGGACTTCTTCTCCTAGTCCTTCAATTGGATTTTCTTGAGGGAAGATATCAGGCTGATTCTTTTTAATCCTCTGCATAGTTCTATGTGCTTTAACATGAGAATCAAGTGCGTTTGTTTGTGCTGCTCTCATGTGTTGTTCAATATGTATCTCATGATTATCATTTTCTCCAACTGGGACTAAATCATTGTTAGATAGTTTTTCGTTCTCTTCTAAGGCTAATAATTCATCTACAGATGGAGGGTATAACCTCTCAAGTTGCTCATGATCAAGGCCATTTAGTTTACCCAAGATATTCTTTCTGAAGTATCTCTGGTTTGCTTCTGGATCGTTAATAATTACATTGCCATAATTAGTCATCAATATTCTTTCTCTAGCATTTCTTGATTCATTAGTATCATTGTCTTCAATAGTAATATCTGGATCTTGAAGATAGGTCATATTCTCTTTAGTGAGTTTTCTCCACCTATTACCATAAGCACCAGTTATTCTGATCATCTTCTCATCAATACCTGATTTAAAGTGTTTCTTATACAGTTCATACCACATTTCCCAAAAAGCATGTTCAGACCATCCAAATATTCTACCTGCTAAAGTGTGTCTCTTGGTAACATTTGATTGGACTAAGTTTAACTCTCCTAAGGTTCTTGACTTACCAGAAAGTTGACCCTGTTGCATCTCAGGTGATCCTGTGGCAATTTGTGCTGATCCATCAAGTGCATCTAAAATATAGTTAATTAGATCCATCCTAGGCATGTCTTTGGCTAATGGGGCTACTGCTCCTCTGATATCTGCCTCACCCTTAACTCCTATTAGTTTATTAAATTTAATACGCTTTAAATCGGCTTTGTTTTTAATTCTGTTCTCTGCATATACCATTGCTGGGTAAGTTGCTGATTTGACCGAATCTAGTGCTAAATTAAGCATTACAGATTTCTGTCTTTGTTTATCTTCCACTAAATCAGGGATAGAAGTTCCTGACCATGATTTACTATTAGGGAACAAGTCTCTCTTAATAATTGGGAATTTGACCTTGGGATCAGATGATTTACCAATAACCTCATATTTAATAATTCTCTGTCTGTTGTTGGCTACAATCATCTTAATCTTGTTACCTTTGTGATGAGTAAACCACTTGAAAGCTGGGTAGATAACATTATCTCCCATGTCTTTACTAGAAATATTTTTATTTCTTAATGTTTGATACCCCTCTGCTTGATCCCTAGCGTCTTGAGCATCCTTCATTAAAGAATCAATCTCTTCTTCGATAGTAATACCATCATAGTCAAAATAACCATTATCAGGGTTTAAATCAGTTTTCTTAATATCTATTGGGTATCCTCCAAACCTCATAGCCCCAGAACCATTTAATACTCCATTTGGAGATATGGCCTTAGGATCTCTAATAAATGTCATACCGTCAATATTATTAGGGACAGGAAGCATTTTATCTCTGTCAAACTCTTCCATTTCAATTAGTCCGTAACCTAGAAAACAGGTATCCCAAATAAGATAATAATCAAGGATATGCTTCATCATGACCTTGTAGTCATATTTAGCCATATTATTTAAATTTTCTGCTGTTCCACCATCACCATCATCATTACCATCAAAAACAACGCTTAAAGCATTAACATATAAAGCTGCTAACATAGTCTGCATGATCGAAAATAAGCTAGTGTCTGCTACACGTTTTTTATCTTTCTTTTGATTATTGTAAAGTTTTAGCCTAGATAAGTTCTCTTTAAGTTCTTCTTTTTGATGATCATGTCCCAAGACATATTCAGCTTCAAATTGTTTAAGAAGATCAGAAAAATCCTGAGGAGCTTCTGGTGCTTTGTTGTTTACCTCTTCTTTTTCTGTTTTATTTTCGTTTTTTAGCATTTCTTAATTCCTTTTTACCCTGTTTAATATTCTCTTCTAAAGCTTCTACAACTGCCATACCCTCTGCGTTCTCTTCAATTATCTCTTCAACATTGTCTTTCTTTAGAATTAGATCAATAGTGGCTCTGGCCATATCCGAAATATGTTCTGCAATACTAGCAATCTCCTTAGGAGTATATGTTTTTTTCTTTAACTCCTTATGTCCGCATGTTTCACAAGTCTTTCCATTAACTTCTTCATCTGTTACATAGTGTGAGTACCAGTTTTTGGTCTTAGGATCATAGATATTATATTTAAAGATATAGCCAACTTGTTCAATATTGACGGCCATCTCTTTATATTCAAAAGGGGTTACCAATAGTTTTAATCTAAAATTACTAATATCAAAATTTTGTTTATCTAACATTATGATAATTCCCCTCTCTCTTCAGCTTCTTCTCTTCTAGCTTCTGCTAGTGCTTTTTTAAACTCTTTATGTCTCATCATAGCTATCTCGGTAGGTGGTTTCTCATTAACACTCATAATAACAAATTCGGCATTTGTTTTTTCACCATCTCTTTTAATAACAGAAACCATTTTTAGTTTAACATCTACCTCATACTCTTCGCCCTCTACCCAGTAATCAACTTGAGGTAAGTTTTGTGAACTTATCCAAAGTCTTGGTTGCATATCGTTTAATTCGTAATTTTGTGGCATATGTTCCTTTTATTGTTTTACTTATACTAGCATTTTTAATTAATATATTAAACTATTTCTCTCCAATTGATCGCTCCCTCTACGTCTACATTACTACTACCTCCAATGGGTCTAACACATAATACAAGCTCATCTACTGTTCCATCAATTAATGAGCCAATTAAAACAGCGTTATCAATCCCCCTAGAGGCATTTCCTGCCCCTCCTGAGGCTACTCCTCCAGATTCAACAAATCCTCCAGTAAACTCATAGCCACCAGTTACTGTGTTAGCTGTAGCACCTTTAAAATATTGAACTGCACTCTGTGATAATGATGACCAACTTGGTGAACCAGCTATAGTCGGATTAAGTAAAATTACCCACTCACATCTATGAGATGCTGACTGCATCTGAATAGAAGCATTGAGTATTTTAATTGAAGTACCTATGTACTCTGATTTAAGCCTTAAACCAAGAAGTGCGTAAAGTGTGTTTTCTGTATTTACATCTAAATGAGTTCCTGTTGTTGAAATATACCTACTGATACCAAGGTCTTGACTTCCACCTTCTGAAATAACTGAGGAACAGATTTGAGTAATTGAATTAGTACCACCAACAACTTTTAGGAATAAACCATTTTTATCGTCAAATATCCCTTCTCCTTTTGTATATCCTCCAGCACCATCTGATCCAGGTGTTGAGCTAGCCAAATAAATTACTACACTATTCATACTTACATCATCTTCATAATAAGTAGATCCAGCTCTCATCGTTGCATATGGCCTAGTAGATCCTGCAACTTTACCAGTAACAAATGCAAATCTGACATCAACGTCAGTATCACATTGCATTGAAAATCTTTTTATCCCATTGGGGAAAAGTTGTGAATACTCTTGATCCCTATTAGCTAAAGATATTGTTAATACTTGTGGTTTAGTTGCTGGTTTTTCTGCCATTAGTTAATTATCAATGTTTATATTAAAAAAAACACTATCTATCAAGATTAGTGCTTCGGTTTTTCCGTTGACTACTTTTATATTATCACATTACTTATTAAAAGAATCAGGCGTTAACATTGTGGAAACTCTAACCTCTGTTCTCTGTGGGACACCGTCTTCAATAAAGATAATTAAATTACCATACTTAACGCCTCTGGCACGTTCAATAATCATTTTTTCAATAACTGAAAGTGCCATATCAGGATCTTTAATCTCATTCATAAGCTTTCTTTGCTGGTGGGTTATGTTGTCTCGTTTCATTATTCAAATGGATCTAAGCTATCTTCATCTCCATAATTAATTGTCGTATCCCTATTGTATGACTGAGGGATATACATTGTAAACCTTGGGTCTTCTATTAAGAATCTACCCAAACACTCCATCATATGATCATCTTTATCTTGTGGCTTCTCAGATCTACTTTTATATTCAGCTGCTTTACCCTTATATTCGTGGTACTGCCAATGCTCAAACTCCCAAATATGCTCTACACAAGTATTAAATACCCATAGATCAGGTAATTGTACTAATTTACCCCCCACTTCCTGATATTTAAGTGAGTCTTTGATCTTCTGGATAGCCTGTGTTCTTTGTTTTGATGCTGGAGTGTAATATAAACCATGATCTTCAAACTCTCTGGCAACTGACTTAACACTACCATCAAAATGTTGATCTTTATTAAATATCCATGGATCAGCTTTTCTGTCTTCTATCCTGTATAAATCATCACGCTTCCTAATTTCAGCTGCAACTTCTGCTGTAGTTCCATTCATTCTTAGCTCATCAATAATAAACTTCTGACCGTATTTATTAACTGCATACCAACCAACGGCATCAGCATTCCTTGGATGAGGGTCAAACCTCTCATATACAGTAAAATCACGCTTTGTTATTGGAAACGGCTCTATCACATGTATTTTCCTAGTAAACGTCTTGAATACTAGTCCTGTGAGATGTTGAAACTTACCATATACACGAGCCTGCTTATCTTCGTCATCATACTCAGCAATCATTCTCTCAATGTCAGCATGTTCTAAAATACCTCTTACTCCATGTTCTTTACAATTAGCCTCAATATCAGCATGTATAACTGCTACTTCTCTAACGATATCGTCATAATTAAATGTTTCATTCATATTAATTACTATATGTAGCTTTCGTATATATCTTATCGTACATCCATGCACTACCCATCAGAGGAGTAGCAGCAATAAATATAAATCCACCTCTTCTCATACGTGAAACTGTGGCCTTGTATATTGCCTCTGGTGGTGGTTCGTCAAAATAAGCCCACGAAAGGTTAACTGATTCAAACTCAGTTAAACTCTGGTTGTAGGTCATGCAATCAAAATCAAATCCTGTGTTTGTCTTCCAGTTATACTCGTAGTTTTTACCCTTCTTCGAGGTAACGTATTTATCTTTTGGAAACCATTTCTTCATCTCTGGAATAATAGCTTCTGCTATTGTAGTTGAGTCAGAAACAATACGACCCTTCTTGAGTGGATATCGGTAGTCAGTAAACAAGGGATGTTGAAAGTATTTATTACCGCATGGCCAGAATAGATGAGCTAGTATATTTACACTTGTTGCTGTCTTCCCAAGACCATTAGCAGCTGAGAACAGGCTTACAAAATACTTATCTGATCCAACCACCTTAATAAACTCCTCTGCCTTACCATTAGGCACAAAGAATCGGTATTTCTCAGCAACTCTTTGATATGCAAGTTTCTTAAGTGCTGCTAACTGTATCTCGTTATACTCTGTCATGTTAAATCTTCAGATTCTGGTAACTTACCGCTTTCAACAACTGCTTGTAGTTCTTCAGCTGTCATCTTGTCTAATCTGTCTTTAACTGTAACCTCGTGTCTTTCTGGGGCGTATTCTCCTTTTAATTTATAGAACATATCAACGCCTTTGCTCTTTGCATTCAAATTAGCATCTTGGTTGATTAAAAATAAATGCTGCTCATATACAGCCTCTGAATTAAATCCATAATCTTTAAGCAAAAGGTTCTTATATGCGACAACATTAGGTTTCATTAGGTTCTCACAAGACATCACCGCAGCTAGTTTTTTGTTCGGGTGAAGCTTATTTCCACTCTTGTCCTTTTTCCAAACATTATATCCAGACTCGATGATGGCATCTACTCCATTACCTCTAAAATCTAAATAATGTTCTACAAACTCTTTTTGTTGAAATGTTAATCCGTATGTTTTTCCATCTTGTCCTTTGAACTGAAAAAACTTAGGACTACGTTTGCCGTACTGCTTACCATCTTTAGTAAGTTTTCTACCTTTTTTCTTTATAATTCTTTTCTTTTTTGGGGTATTCTTTTTAGTTGACTTAGCCCTAGAAATCGGTTTTTCCGTCTTTGTTTTTGGCATTCATTAAATATACCACAAACCTAAGGCTAAGTCCTTTTCACTAATCTAACTCGGGGTGAGTTCTTTTAAATAAATCTTTTGTCTTCTGGCTATCTTCTTTCATAACTTTCATTACATCATATGGAGACATGTCTTCTGATCTGTTTACATAAATGCCAGCAAGTTCTAAATGCTCATAAGCTAATATCAGATCTCTTTCACCTGATTTAAGACTATTTCTTCTGTGTGCAATTTCAGCTCTTAATGCAGTTATTGATTCGCTTATAAACTTCTTTAAAATGTCTGTTGTAGATGCCTTTGGTTTAAGATCAGGAATGTCTACTTGCTCTACTGAATGTTCTTTTAATGCCATATTTCCTTTTTTACTAGGCGTTTTCTCTAGCTATATACTTAATAAACTGTGTCTCTACTTTTATATCATCTTCCCTAACTCCAACTTTATCTAATCTGTTTACAATGTCCTCAATAACTTCTTTGACGTGTTGCATGTCTTCCAGTATGTAATACTTTCCATCCATTATGTCTCCAGTCATCTTATCCACGATTTTAATTCTCCATTTTTCTAGGTATTTTGTTGTTACTTCATTCATTTTATTCTCCTTCTTCTAGATTTTCCCACAGGAAATAATATAGTGTATAAGTTTCTCCTGGTCTAAACTTATCATTAAAAACTTTCTTTTTAACTACATCTAACTCAAATATCTCTCTTTGATCACCAGCATAGTTGACCATTACTGCTGTAGAAGTATTAAAATGTCTATCTGGTATAGCAACATAATCATCATTATTATTCAATCCAATTCTATCCCCTTTGAATAATTTTTTAGCATTATATATAAATCTTCTTTTATACATATTTAACTCCTTTCTGGCCTAAGCCTCTTAAATACCTCTAGTGTTTTAGCTCTGTTTTTTTCCATTTCTATATGACAATGAAGGCAAGCTCTTACAGTATGCTCAAATGATGATAAATACTTTTGATTTCCTTGTGATTTATACCAAATTCGCTTGTTTTTATGTGCATAGGTCATCTCAAGCCTAGTTCCAACTGAAGACGTTTTTGCTACCTTTAAACACGTGGGAGACATATTTACTTCACATATGTCTCTTAGTCCTAGTTTTTTATATATTTTATCAAGCTTCTTGTTAGCCTCAGAGTTTATCTTTGCTTGTAATTTCTTCTGTTTAGCAGTCTTTAGCTGGGATTCTTTTGTGTAACTTATCATTTTCTGTTTATTGTTATTCTTTTACTTTTTTTATTTAGACCATATTTCTGACAAGTTTCTCTAATTTTTCTCATAGAAATTAGGGTTTTATAGTGTATTGCCCTATATGACATGAGTCCCCCCTCTCTTTCTTTAATTATTACTTGCTCATCAACATCATTACTTATTAGTTTTTTCATTGTTTTTACTTTTATAGACGTTTATCGACGTTCTTTGTTTGTTCACATTAGCAACTTTATAGTTTACATTAGAGTTTACATTAGTTCTAATTTCTTTACATTTACCACAAACAGGTGTGTTCATTTTTCTTCTAACATCTTAATAAACTTCTCATAT